TTGTCGTCGCAGCCCCTCTCGACGAAGTCGCTGCTTGAGCTGACCGATCTGTTCGAGCGCTCCCGCCAGCCGCTCACAGACATCGAAGGGCAGCGCATTTGCGGCGTTCCGGGCTGGGCTGCCGCGCGCATGACGTCCCTGGCGCCCGATGCGATGGAGGGATGGGTCGATTGCGTCGGCTATGCCGGTTCCTTTCCCGCGCCCTGCGGCGATGAGCGCGTTTCCGTCAATCTCGAAGACGACGACGATCCCTCCCGGTATCGGTATCGATGCCCGGAAACCTTCCGGCTGAAGTATGTCGCGGCCGCGGAGGCAGGGGTCTATGCCGTTCGACCTGCTGCGTTTCTTGGCACCGTCGCCGAACTGCTCGCGATCCCACAAGCCCTGCGAAAAGGGATCGATGCGCCCACGATCAACGGCATCCTGTGGAATCTGGGCAAGGCACGGATCGGCCCGGCGCATACGGACGTTTGGTTCGTGCGTGGCCTCGATCAGTCGGTGGAGGACGTCTTCCGGCATTTCCATGCACCGACACTGCCGGATCAGGGGCTGATCCTGACATCGGGCCGCCCCTTGCCCGAATTCATCCGCCCACCCAAGAACTACCGCTTCGCCGCTTTGCGCGACGTGCTCGTCGATTACGTGACGACCCCCACCCTGGACATGGACTTACTTCACCGTATCCTGGCGGCGCCCGCCGACGGGACGCTTCGCCCGGTCCTGCCGGTGCATTTCGACGCGTACACCAACACGCTCACCATTCGCAGCAAGAGCAACAAGCCCTGGGTGATCAAGGGCGAGCGTCAAGCAGCAGCGGTTCGGTATATGTACGAGCAGGCCCTGAACAACCGTTGGTTGCTTTCGGCCGGGGAGATACTGGCCGCCGCTTACCCCGACAAGCCGACCGCGCGCAGCCAGCGCATGCAGAACCTCTTCAGCGGCAACACCGAGTTGGACGACTACATCTTCAATCCCGAGAAGGGCAAGTACGGCTTCCGTCTCGACTGACGCCAACCGGCTGCTATCAATGATCCGCACAACCGCCTCCGGGCGGTTTTTTGATTCTGGAGCCTGGCATTACCCCGTATCAGCTGTGCCCGTACATCGGCCCGTACATGGCGGTGGCGGACGCCCGCACATCATGAATCCGACACTGGCCTCACGTTTTCGCAACCACCCGAAAGGAGAAGAACGTGAGTGTCAAACACCTCAACCAACGCCAACTGGCCGACCGTTGGGGCGTCAGCGAAGCCACCCTGGAACGCTGGCGCTCTGAAGGAATCGGGCCGGTTTTTCTCAAGATCCAGGGGCGTGTGCTTTACCGCGTCGAGGACGTCGAGTCCTACGAAGCGGAGTGCCTGCGCAAGAGCACCTCCGAGCGCGTCGGCGCGGGAGGTGTGGCATGACAAATTCGTCGGGAACGAATTTGGACCGCGAAGCGGGCCGCGTAGCGGCGAGCCCCATGGACGGGGCGAGCAACCGCCTCACTCCCGACCAGGTGCTCGCCACCCCTGCCGGCGAACTCGCCGCGCTGCAGAGCGATGCGTTGTTCCAGCTGAAGAACGATGCCGCCGATCTGCTCTCGGTGGCCCGCGCCATCGTCGAGCACATCGACCGCGCTCTGGAACTTAAATACGCCGACCGCGCGCAGGCCCTGCGTCTGGTCGCCGGCAAGGACACCGGCGTCGTGCATTTCGACGACGGCCGCGTACGCGTCACCGCCGACCTCCCCAAGCGGGTCGAGTGGGATCAGAAGCGGCTCGCCGAGATCGTGCGCCGCATCGCCGAGGGCGGCGAGGACCCGGCCGAGTACGTCGAGACCGCCTACCGCGTCTCCGAGACCAAGTTCAACGCCTGGCCCGAGTCGCTGAAGAGCGCCTTCGCCCCGGCGCGCACGCTCAAGACCGGCAAACCCGGTTTCCGTCTCGCACTGCTTGAGGAGTGACCGTCATGTTCAAGAACCGCACTTTGCTCGACAAGCTGAAAAAGCAGCACCCCTATCTGCTGGAGTCCCTGCCGGAACGGATCGAGACGAATGGCGCCGACGTGGCCATCGAAGACGCCACCTTGGACCAGATCGCCTTCGCCGTCATCGCCCTGGAAAGTGAAGTCCGGCCCATCAGCCGCCGCATGAACGCCCTGCGCGAGCTCTACGACGTCGCCCGGAAACACGGCGCACTCGGCGCGCACCGGATCGGAGAAACCTTCGCCGACAAGGAGGGCCGCTCATGAGCATCCCCATCATCTCCGCCGACCAGCGCTTGGCGGAAAAGCGCGGCGTGAAAGGCGTGCTGGTCGGCAAGAGCGGCATCGGCAAGACCTCGCAGCTCTGGACCCTGGCGCCCGAGGCGACCCTGTTCTTCGACCTCGAGGCCGGCGACCTCGCCGTCGAGGGCTGGGCCGGCGACACGATCCGGCCGCGCACCTGGCAGGAGTGCCGCGACTTCGCGGTGTTCATCGGCGGCCCGAATCCGGCGCTACGCGACGACCAACCCTTCAGCCAGTCCCACTTCGACGCGGTCTGCGCGCGCTTCGGCGACCCGTCCGCGCTCGACCGCTACGACACCGTGTTCGTCGACTCGATCACCGTCGCCGGGCGCTTGTGCCTGCAATGGTGCAAGGGCCAGCCGCAGGCCTACTCCGAGAAGACCGGCAAGCCGGATACCCGCGGTGCCTACGGCCTGATGGGCCAGGAGATGATCGCCTGGCTCACCCACCTGCAGCACACGCGCGGCAAGAACGTGTGGTTCGTCGGCATCCTCGACGAGCGCTTGGACGATTTCAATCGCCGCGTCTTCCAACTGCAGATCGACGGCTCCAAGACCGGGCTCGAGCTGCCGGGCATCGTCGACGAGGTGGTGACGCTGGCCGAGCTCAAGGCCGACGACGGCAGCGCCTACCGCGCCTTCGTCTGCCACACGCTCAACCCGTGGGGCTACCCAGCCAAGGATCGTTCCGGCCGCCTCGACCAGATCGAGGAGCCGCACCTCGGCCGGCTGATGGCCAAGATCGCCGGCCCGGCCCGCCCTGCCCACGAGCGCCTCGACTTCGCGCGTCCAGCGCCTTCCGAACCCGTACAGCAATAAGGAGCTATGACCATGAGCTATTTCGATTTCAACGATGCCAACGAGCAATCCTCTTTCGACCTGATCCCCAAGGGCACGCTGGTGCGCGTGCGCATGACCGTCCGCCCGGGCGGTTTCGACGATGCGAGCCAGGACTGGACGGGCGGCTACGCCACCCGCAACGACAACACCGGCTCGGTGTACCTCAACTGCGAATTCGTGGTGATGGAGGGCGAGTACGCCCGCCGCAAGATGTGGTCGCTGATCGGCCTCTACAGCCCGAAGGGCCCCGAGTGGGCCAACATGGGTCGCGCGTTCGTCAAGGCGATCCTGAACTCCGCCCGCGGCGTCCATCCGGGCGACGCGAGTCCCCAGGCCCAGAATGCCCGGCGCATCGCCGGCTTCGCCGACCTCGACGGCATCGAGTTCCTCGGCAAGGTCGACTGGGAGAAGGACCAGAACGGCCAGGACAAGGCTGTCATCAAGCAGGCGATCCAGCCCGACCACAAGGACTACGCCGCGCTGATGGGCAACGCGCGCCCGTCCGCCCCGGCGCCCGCGACGCCGAACGCCTATGCCCAGGCCACCGGTCGCGCTCCGGTCACGGGCCGTCCGAGCTGGGCGCAGTAAGGGGGCTACCGTCATGATGCTTCGTCCCCGCCAGGCCCTGCTGGTCGAGCGCTCTTTGGCGGCGCTCGCCCAACACGGCAACACCCTATCTGTTGGCCCCACCGGGTCGGGCAAGACCATCATGCTGTCGGCGGTCGCCGGCGGCGTGTTGGAGAATCCCGACGCAAAGGCCTGCATCCTCGCCCACCGCGACGAACTCACCGCCCAGAACCGGGAGAAGTTTGGCCGGGTCAATCCGGGCGTCGTGACCTCGGTGTTCGACGCCAGGGAGAAGTCCTGGGCGGGCCGCGCCACCTTTGCGATGGTGCAGACGCTCTCGCGCGACACTCATCTCGAGGCGATGCCCATGCTCGATCTGTTGGTGGTCGACGAGGCGCATCACGCCGCTTCGCCGTCCTACCGACGCGTGATCGACCGCGTGCTGTCGCGCAACCCGAAGGCGCTGATCTTCGGCGCCACTGCCACGCCTGCACGCAGCGACGGCAAGGGGCTGCGCGAGGTCTTCAGCAACGTGGCCGACCAGATTTCCCTGGGCGAACTTATCGCCTCCGGCCACCTGGTGCCGCCGCGCACCTTCGTCATCGATGTTGGCGCGCAATCGGCCCTCGCCCAGGTGCGCCGCACCGCCACCGACTTCGACATGACCGAGGTGGAGGCGATCCTCAATAAGACGCCGATCACCGACGCGGTGATCCGTCACTGGCGCGAGAAGGCAGGCGACCGCAAGACCATCGTCTTCTGCTCGACCGTCGCCCACGCGCAATGCGTGGCCGACGCCTTCCTCGCCGCCGGCATCCGCGCCGTGCTGATCCACGGCGAGCTCTCGGACGCCGAGCGCAAGGTTCGCCTTGCCGAATTTGAAACCGGCGATGCGCAGGTGGTGGTCAACGTGGCGGTGCTGACCGAGGGCTACGACTACACGCCCACCTCCTGCGTGGTGCTGCTGCGCCCGAGTTCCCACAAGTCGACGCTGACCCAGATGATCGGGCGAGGGCTGCGCACCGTCGATCCGGCCGAGCATCCCGGCGTGGTCAAGACCGATTGCATCGTCCTCGACTTCGGCACCGCGACCCTCATGCACGGCTCGCTGGAGCAGGAGGCCAACCTGGACGGCCACCAGCGCCAGGGCCAGGCACCGACCAAGGAGTGTCCCTCCTGCGAGGCGACGGTGCCGCTCGGCTGCCGCGAGTGTCCACTGTGCGGCTTCGAGTGGACCCGCGAGGATGCCGAGCAAGCGGAAGCCATGGACGACTTCGTCATGACGGAGATCGATCTGCTCAAGCGCTCCAACTTCCGCTGGTGCGATCTCTTCGGCTGCGACGACGCCTTGATGGCCACCGGCTTCGGCGCCTGGGGCGGCATCTTCTTCATGAATGGCCGCTGGCACGCGGTTGGCGGGGGCAAGGAACTGCTGCCCCGTCTGCTGGCGGTCGGCGATCGCACCGTCTGCATGGCGAAGGCGGACGACTGGCTGAACGAGAACGAGTCCCTGGATACCGCCCACAAGACCCGCCGCTGGCTCAACGAGCCGCCTACCGAGAAGCAACTGCGCTACCTGCCGCAGGCCATGCGTGCCGACTTCGGGCTTACCCGTTACCAAGCATCGGCGCTGCTCGCCTTCCAGTTCAACAAGTCATCCATCCTGCGTCTGGTGCTGGCAGCCAACGACGAGTACCGGAGGGCAGCTTGATATGCGCGATCTGCGGACGGGAGGGGCGTGGCTTCTGCTGGGTATCGCCGAGGAAGGGCCCGCGCACGCCGGACGGCAAGCGACTGTTCAAGCGCTTCTGCTCGATGCGCTGCATGGACATCCATCTGCAACGACTGAAGGAGGGAGACGGAGTCGTGATCGATCCCACCCATAACGAGAAGGCCGCGATGGAGGCCGTGCTGCCTCGTCTGGGCGAGTATGTCGCGTCCATCGGCATGGACCGGCCGCTGTCGGCCTACAGCCGCACGGAGGTGCTGCAACTGGTCGACGTGGTGCTCACCGCCTACTTCGACAACCTGCGGGAACTCACGCCCGACGACGTGCCGTTCTGAGGGTGATGGCCATGCTCGATTTCAACCACCGCCCCAAGTTCCACGAACGCGTCACCGCCGTCATCGACGAGGCGCTGGCGCGTGAACGCACCTCACAAACGCCGCGCCGTTATCTCGGCGCCTCACGGCTCGGTGTGGCCTGCGAGCGCGCGCTGCAATACGAATACGCACAGGCCCCTGTCGATCCCGGCCGCGAGTTGCCCGGGAGGGTGCTGCGGGTGTTCGAGGTCGGTCATGCCATGGAGGATCTGGCGATCCGATGGCTGCGCCTGGCCGGCTTCGAGCTCTACACGCGCAAGGCGGATGGCGGGCAGTTCGGGTTTTCCGTCGCTGGTGGCCGCATCCAGGGACACGTCGACGGGATTCTCGCCGTGGGCCCCGCCGACATTGAGGTCGACTTCTCCATGCGTTGGCCCGCGCTGTGGGAGTGCAAGACGATGAACGACAAGTCCTGGCGCGAGACCGTCAAGCAGGGCGTGGCCCGCGCCAAGCCGATCTATGCCGCGCAGATCGCCGTCTACCAGGCCTACATGGAAGGCGCGGTGCCGGGCATCGCGAGCAGTCCCGCGTTGTTCACCGCCATCAACAAGGACAGTCAGGAGATCTGGTTCGAGCTCGTACCGTTCGACGGCGGGCTCGCGCAGCGCATGTCGGACCGGGCCGTGCGCGTCATCACCGCCACCGAGGCCGGCGAGTTGCTGCCCCGGCACGCCACCACGCCGACCCACTTCGAGTGCAAGTCGTGTCCCTGGCAGGACCGCTGCTGGAGACCGGCTTGATGGCAGACGTCATTTGGCTCGATTACAACGACGCCCCCGAGCAGCATGGCGAGACGCCCTCCGACACTGATGCGTTGCGCCGAGGACTACTCGACCGACTAGAGGCCGTGCTGCTCTACCTGTTTCCGCATGGCCGCATCCGAGGCGGCAAGTTTTATGTCGGCGACGTCGACGGCAATCCCGGCAAGAGCCTGGTGGTCGAGATCGAGGGCGAGCGGCGCGGTCTGTGGAAGGACTTCGCCTCCGACGAAGGCGGTGATGTCATCGATCTATGGTCGCGCTCGCGCGGTCTTTCCGCCCGGCACGACTTCCCCCGCCTCGCAGACGAGATCCGTCGATGGCTCGGCCTCGCACCGCCCATCGGCCGCGCGAAGCCATCGGATGTTCGCAGCGCAGCGATCGACGAGCTCGGCCCCTACACCGCGAAGTGGGATTACCTCACGGCGGACGGTCGCCTCATCGCCTGCGTCTACCGCTACGACCCGCCCACTGGGAAGGAATACCGACCCTGGGACGTGCGCGCCCGCATGTGGCGCGCCCCCGACCCGCGTCCGCTCTACAACCTGCCGGCGGTCGCCAAGGTCAACGAGATCGTGCTGGTCGAGGGCGAGAAGGCGGCTTGCGCCCTGATCGGTGCCGGCATCACGGCGACCACGGCCATGAACGGTGCGCGGGCCCCGGTGGAAAAGACCGACTGGACGCCGCTTGCCGGCAAGCGCGTGCTGATCTGGCCGGATCGTGACGCCCCGGGCTGGGACTACGCGGAGAACGCTGCCCGTGCCTGCGTGACGGCGGGCGCGGCGTCGGTCGCCATCCTCGTGCCGCCCACCGATAAGTCCGACAAGTGGGACGCGGCCGACGCCGTGGTCGAGGGCTTCGATTGCGCCGAGTTCATTCGTGAGGGCGAGCGCAGGGTCGTGAAGACAGCCGCCCCTACGCTCCCGACCTTCACCCTGGGAATGCTGCTGGACGACGACTCGCCGCCGCCAGCGGATCTCGTCGCGCCCCGCGTGCTCACCCCTGGCGGCATGCTGGTATTCGGCGGTGCCCCCAAGGTCGGCAAGAGCGACTTCCTGCTGGCCTGGCTCACGCACATGGCCGCAGGCGCCACCTTCCTCGCCATGACGCCGCCGCGCCCACTGCGGGTGTTCTACCTGCAGGCCGAGGTGCAGTACCACTACCTGCGCGAGCGCGTGAAGGAGATCCGCCTCCCGCCCAGTCGCCTGGGCGCGGCACGCGCCAACTTTGTCGCCACGCCACAGCTGCGCTTGGTGCTGGACGACGCTGGTCTTGCCCAGGTGATCCCCGCCATCGGACAGTCCTTCGGCGGCGAGCCGCCCGACATCATCGCCATCGATCCCATTCGCAACGTCTTCGATGGCGGCGACGCAGGCGGCGAGAACGACAACGCCGCGATGCTGTTCTTCCTGTCGCAGCGAGTCGAGCGCCTGCGCGACGCGGTGAACCCGGACGCTGGCATCGTGCTGGCCCACCACACCAAGAAGCTCGGCAAGAAGCAGTTCGAGGAGGACCCGTTCCAGGCGCTGGCCGGGGCCGGGAGTCTGCGCGGCTACTACACCACCGGCATGCTGCTGTTTCGCCCCGACGAGACGCGCACCACGCGCCAGCTCTTCTTCGAGCTGCGCAACGGCGCGGCCATCCCCTCGATGCACGTGGACAAGATCCGCGGCGAGTGGCGGGAGGTCGATGCCAACGAGCGGCTGGTGATGAAAGACTACGGCGAGCGCCTCGATGCCGAGCGCCGGCGCAAGCGCGACGCCATCCTGCAGATCCTGTTCGACGAGGCGGCCCAAGGGCGCTGCTACACCGCCAACCAGTTCGCGGAAAGCTTCGAGGGCAAGGCGGGGCTCGGTGGCGAGCGCACCATCCGCGAGCGCCTCTCCGCGCTCTCGACCCAGGGCTACATCAAGTACTTCCGCAACGCGCAGGACTACGGCCTGCCGCCCGCCCGCACCAAGTTCGGCTACCTGTGCGTCGAGGCGATGGTGCTGCGCTCGATTGTCGGCGAGCCCGATCCAGCCACGGGCGAAGTATCGCTGTGCGAACTGCCGGTGCTGCCCACCCACTTCAAATGCCCGCAATCGGGGGCCGCATTGCCGGTCGAGAACCCCGAGGTGTGGGTTTACCAAGACGACCTGAACGACCCCGAGGAGCCCGCATGAACACGCACAGCCAAGTTGGCAAAACCTCTGCCAACTTCCCCCCGATTTTCAGAGACGTTGGCAAGTTGGCAAACGCCTGCCAACTTGAATCCCATACTGATCAACGCGTTAGGGAGTTGTCGGCAGATTGGCAAGTTGGCAACGCTGCCAACTTGCCAACTTCCACAAACCCGCGTGGTTGCTGGGTTTCCGGAGATTTTCAAGTTGGCGAAAACTCCCTCCCCCCTACGGGGGGAGAGGAACACGCGGTGTCCTCTCCCCCGACCCGTCGGGGTCTGCCCGGCATCGACGGTCGGGATCGGGGACCGGGCACGGCCATCCTGAGCCTCGACCTGGGCACCCGGACCGGCTGGGCGCTGCTCGGGCGCGACGGCTCCATCACCAGCGGCTCGGAGTCCTTCAAGCCCCAGCGCTTCGAGGGAGGCGGCATGCGCTACCTGCGCTTCAAACGCTGGCTCACCGAGATCAAACAATCAGCGGACGGCATCGATGCGGTGTACTTCGAGGAGGTCCGCCGCCACGCCGGAGTGGATGCCGCCCACGCCTACGGCGGCTTCATGGCCCAGCTCACCGCATGGTGCGAGCACCACGGCATCCCGTACCAGGGCGTGCCGGTGGGCACGATCAAGAAGCACGCCACCGGCAAGGGTAACGCCGGCAAGGACGAGATGATCAGCGCGATGCGGGCCAAAGGCTTCCGCCCCGTCGATGACAACGAGGCCGACGCGCTGGCACTGCTGATGTGGGCGATCGCGACGCAGGAGGTGTCGGCATGAACGCACCCAATCCCCACTACCGCTGCCCCCTCGGGCGCCTGCAACCGACTCGCCCGGACGTCGATGCCATCAAACGCGACGGCTGGCGCGACCAGGGCATCCTGGTGGTGTCACTCGACGATGAGCGGCTGGACTGGATCGAGCGGGAGCTGGTGAAGCGCATCGGCGAGCGGCTCTACGGTCGCCTGGGAGACGGCCATGTGGAGCGTTGACGGCGTCGCCGAGCGCTTCCGGGAGGCCGCCCAGACCGCGCGGCGCCTGCCGCCCGTGCGCGTCCAGGGCTACTTCAACACCTGGCCGGCCATCCTGCGCCAGCCGTGGGAGACCTACTCCGGCGACGACGTGCTGTACCGCTTTCCGCCCGACCCGGCCGCCATCGACCGCATGGAGGAGACCATGCGCTGGGTGCTGTGGCTCACCGAGGAGCAGCGCCATCTCGTCTGGATGCGCGCCGAGGAACGGGGGTGGCGGGAGATCTGCCGGCGCTTCGGCTGTGACCGCACCACGGCTTGGCGGCGGTGGCAGAAGGCGCTCGACATCGTCGCCTGCCGCCTGAACGAGCGGGCACCCCGGAACGTGGCCAGCCTTTCATGAGTGAAGTTGCGGGACGTTTCCAACGCGGTCCAGGCCATGCGGGCGGATGCGGAACGATGCCGGTTTCGAGCCATTTTGGACGTGCAACACTTCACCCGTTTTTGCGGTAGGATTCCGCTAACCTCGCGAGAGAAGCATGTGCGAAGGCCACGGAGTGATCCATGGCCTTCGTCGTTTCTGCCCTCGCGATCCGACCCGCCGCGCACGACGGGTCCTTCCTGGCCAGAAAGCCATGCGGGGGGCGCGAGCGCGGCGCTTCGCCACCGTCAGGATGCAAACCGAGGTTTGCAGGGTTTGCGGTTTGCAGCCCTCCAGCCCGAGACCTTCTCCCCGACACCCCCAGCCCGCCCACGGTCCACCGTCGGCGGGCTTCTTCGTTTCCGAGGCACCGATTCTGGACATGCTTGCCGTCACGTACCGCAAGGTCGAGACGCTGATCCCCTACGCCCGCAATCCGCGCACGCACAGCGACGAGCAGATCGCGCGCATCGCCGCCAGCATCGCCGAGTTCGGCTGGACCAACCCGATCCTGGTCGACGGCGACCACGGCGTGATCGCCGGTCACGGCCGGCTGCTGGCCGCGCGCAAGCTGGGGCTCGCCGAGGTGCCGGTGATCGAGCTTGCGCACCTGACGCCTGCGCAGAAGCGCGCCTACGTGATCGCCGACAACCGGCTCGCGCTCGATGCCGGCTGGGACGAGGCGATGTTGGCGCTGGAGTTCGCCGAACTGGCCGACGCCGGCTTCGATCTGGACCTGACCGGCTTCTCGGCCTCCGAGATCGAAGGCCTGCTCGACGCCATCGAGAAGACGGAACCGTCCGCCGAAGAGGACACGAGCGCTTTGGTCCGCGACCCGGACGAGGACGACGTCACACCGCCCACGGTGGCGGTCACGCGCCCCGGCGATCTGTGGCTGCTCGGTGAACATCGGCTGCTGTGCGCCGACAGCCGCGACGCGGCCGCCGTCGCGCGCCTCCTCGATGGCGAGCGGGCGCACCTGCTCTTCACCAGCCCGCCGTATGCCAACCAGCGCGACTACACCACCGGCGGGATCGAAGACTGGGACGCGTTGATGCAGGGCGTGTTCGGCGCTGCCCGAGCGGCGCTGCGCGAGGACGCGCAACTCGGCTCCATGTCGTTTCGTGTGGAAAGCAACACTGTCACTGGGGCATCGCCGGCGCGAACGGACTGGCCGGCAGGTGCTTGAGCTTGGACATGCGCAGGTAGGCGATGGCGATGAAGTTCTGGCTCGTCCTGAAGCCGCGCGCGGCGCGCTTGGCCTGCTGCAGCAGTCCGTTCATCGCCTCGACGAAGGCGTTGCTGCGGTGATCGACCATGCCGCGCACCACCGCGTCGAACCGCTCCTTGAGCGTGGCGGCCAGCTTCTTGAACGGCTCGAGCCGGCAGCGCCGCGCCCAGCTCAGCCAGGCCCTGAGGTCGGATGCGGCCTGTTCGATGCTGTTGTGCGCTGTGGCCCGTGCGTACACCTCGCGCAGCGCCATCTTCAGCCGCCACGCCCGCGCGCTCTTGAGCGTCGAGCGCTGCAGCCAGTGCATCGCCTGGAGCTGGCGGGCGCTCCAGCTGGCCGGGTTGCGTCGCATGCCCCACAGCAGCTGCCTGAGCGTCTTACGCTGGCCAGTGCCCAGCGCGGCTCGCACCGCCTGCGCGTCGGTGGCCATCTCCGCGCGGCGCACCTGGTCCATCGCCTCGATGGCCATCGAGACGACGTGAAAGCGGTCGTAGCTGATCTGCGCCTCGGGCAGCGCCAGCGCCACGCCCTTGGCGTAGGCTGCGCTCATGTCCATGCACACGTGCCGCACCTGGGCGGGATCGCCGCCATGGGCCCTCAGATCCTCGGCGAACTCCACCAC